TGTCCCCTGTCGATTATGGCCGAGGCGATACGCAAGAGCGGGCAGGCCGTGAAGGACGCGCTCCTCTGCGTCCACAATCATTTCTCGCCCATCAGCTTCACCTCCGGCGACAAGGACGCCTACCGCTATCTCGCGGGTCAGGGATTCGCGGGCGTGTTCGGGATCTATTACACCGCGACGGGAAAGTTCAGGGAATGGGAGGATTAGATGCTCATCGAAGCGGTCCAGGCAGCAGCAGAGGCGGCGAAACAGGGGAGCGTGACTATCGCTATCCCCACGGCGTTCCTATCGAGCGCGGCAACGCTCCTGCTCTACAAGGGCGTGCCGTTCGTCATCAACGCGATGCGGGGGAAGCCGCGCCACGCGAACGGCAACGGCGGGCCGAAGCCGGGCATGGCGTCGGACTGTCTCAAGCATCGGGACAAGCTCACCGAGCATGAGACGAAACTTGACGGGCTGGATGTAACCCTTAAGCGATATGAGGGCTACTTCCAAGACATCCTCCAGAGGTTGCCGAAGTGAAAAAGGTCGGTTTTGAGGCCTCAATTATTCAGCTGACGGTCAAGCGGCTCGTGAGTCAGGACAAGAGCATGAGGATAGTCCTCGAAATGGACAACCCTTCGGATGAACTCGTGAATGACCTCAATAGGATTTTCAAGGCCGATGCGTCAGTCGGCGTGGCGATAGCGGAGAAGGCGGATGGCTGACAGTTCTGCTGACAAGACTGCCCGGCTCAAGCCGTTCAAGAAGGGGGCGGACTCCCGGCGCAATCCTACCGGGGCCATGAGCAGGGAGCGGGCCGCATGGTCGGCCAAATTCCACAACGCACTCGCCGAAAAGCTGACGCCCGAGGATGCTGCCGATGTTCTCATTAAGGCGTTCAAGGCCCGGCAATCATGGGCCTCGCAGGAAGTCCTCGATAGACTTCTCGGCAAGGTCACTCAGCCTGTAAGTGGCGCGCTTGATACTTCTGGGACCCTGACCATTAGGGTCGTGAAGACGACATGAACGATATGGAACTGGTTGTCAGCGAGTCGTTTTACCCGCTGCTCGAGGACCGGAGCCGCTACTTGGTTCTGTGCGGCGGCGCCGGGTCCGGGAAGTCGGAGTTCGCCGGGCGGAAAATCTTCTACCGATGCGTCAAGGAGGGCCGCCACCGGTTTCTCATCATGCGCAAGGTCCGGAAGACGCTCGCCGACTCCGTCATCCTGGTCATGCGCCGGATCCTGGCCGAGAATGGGGTCGCCCACGAGTACAACAAGTCCGACAGGAAGATCGAGTTCGCCGGGCCGGCCGGGATGAACGAGCTCGTATTCGAGGGCCTGGACGACCCGGAGAAGATCAAGTCGATCAAGGGCATCACGGGCATCTGGATCGAGGAGGCGACCGAGTTCTCCGCCGAGGAGTTCATGAAGGTTGACCTCCGCCTCCGTGAGGCCGGCCCGTCCTACCATCAGATCATCATGTCCTTCAATCCCGAGGAGGCCCAGGCGCCGTGGCTGAAGAAGCGATTCTTCGACAAGCTGGACCCGAACGCGACCGTCCACAACTCGACCGTTGATGACAACCCGATCGCCGCGATGCGCAACGAGTACCGGAGCCAGCTGGACCGGCTCAAGGACGAGGACGAGGCCTACTGGAAGGTCTACCGGCTCGGGAAATGGGCGGCGCACCGGGGCCGCATCTACAACTGGCCCGTGGATCACGGGTTCGACCGGGAGGCGAATTTTGACGAGATCTGGTACGGCGGTGACTTCGGCTACAGCGTCAACGAGGCCGGCCTCGTGCGGATATACCGGAGGGCGAGGACGATCTGGCTCGAGGAGGTCATCTACCGGACGGGGCTGACGAACCAGGCGCTCGGGGCGGAGATGGCGGCCAGGGGGATCGACCCGGGCACGGTCCAGTACTGGGACTCAGCGGAACCCAAGTCCATCGAGGAGCTCCGGCGGGCGGGGTTCAACGCCGTGCCGGCGGACAAGGGGCCGGACTCGGTCCGCGCCAGGATCGACTTCTGCCGCAGCCTTGACGTCCGTATCGTCCCGGGCTCGCCGAACCTCGTCGAGGAGGCGAACATCTATCACTGGCGCGAGGACAAGAAGGGGAACCCGCTCCCGGAGCCGGTGAAGTTTAGGAACCACCTGATGGACGCCGCCGGCTACGGCATAGCGACGCACATGATGCGGGGCGGCGCCTTCTTCGGCGTCATAGAGCAGGACGTGTACCCGCTCTAGGGGAACGGCGATGGATATTTTCAATACCAGGACCAAGGCGCGGTTGCAGGAGACGATAAGGCAGAAGGACGCGGTCTCCGCCGAGTTGGGGCGGGCCGCCGCGAACAACGAGGAGCTCACGCGGCTGCGGCACGAGTTGGAGGCGCAGAACACGCGGCTCGGCGAGGTGCAGGAACTGCTCGTGGACGACATCCTCGCGCTCAAGACGAGCGCCGCCCAGTACGTCGGCAACGACTACCGCGACTACGAGGCGACGGTCAAGGCGGTCTCGGAGAAGTACAGCGGCACCTCCGAGTGGGGCTGCCTCCAGACGGGGACGATCATCGACCTGCGGGCTGCGTTCATCCTCGGCGACGGCGTGAAGATCGTCCATCGCACCGAGACCAAGGAGGAGGCGAAGAACGAGCTCCAGTGGGCCAAGGACTTCTTCGAGTTCAACGCCCTGGACGCTGAGATGGCCCAGGAACTGGCCAAGGAGGCCGAGATCGAGGGCAAGATCGCCCTGCAGCTGTTCTGGGAGCCCGATGGGTACAAGGGCTATCCCGGGATGGTCTCGGTCCGTTTCCTCTCCTGGCTCTCCAAGCGGTACACGGTGGAGGTCGACCCGAAGGACTACATGTGGTACAGGCGGCTGAAGTGGGCGGCGGGCGCGAACTGGGCGGAGGGGGACGTGCCGGAGGAGGAGTTCGTCTTCAAGAAGTTCGGCGGGCGCATCTACGATGTCAAGGATGCCCGGCCGAAGATAGCGAAGTGCCTGACGCAGATCGACCGGCTGGACAAGGCGCTGCGGGACCTGCGCGAGATCAACCACATCTTCGCCTCCCCGACGCCGGATTTTGAATGCGCCGAGGCCCAGCAGGTCACGACCACGCTCCAGCGCATCAAGGACCAGAACTGGAGAATCGGCAAGGCTTTTGCGCACACCGGCAAATTCTCGATGGTCTCGGCCGACGCGTCCGGCGCCGAGAGTCTGCTCCGCGAGATCGAGACGAACACGAAGATGATCAGCGGCACGACGGGCGTCCCGATCCACTACCTGGGCTACCTGGACCTGCTGAAGAACCGGGCCACGGGCGACAACACGAGGGAACTGGTGATGGCGGCCACGACGCGGGAGCGGGCCATCTGGATCGGCGCCCTCAAGGAGATGCTCGAGAAGGCGATGGCGATGTTCAACACGCAGAGCGGCGCGGGCCAGAAGACGACCCGGCTCGACCCGGAAAAGGTCGGCATCGAGATCCCGCTCATCTCGCAGGACCACTGGAAGAACCTGGAACTCGTGCTCATCCCGGCCGCCCTGGGCGGCATCGTCTCGAAGGAGTACGTGGCGGGCCAGATCCCCGGCGTTGACGAGGAGGAGGAGGCGGATCGGAGGCAGAAGGCTGAGGTCAGTGAGCTCGCGGCGGCCAAGGAGGAGATGGGGCGCATGCGGCTGGAGTCCGCGAACAAGGGGGCCGTCGAATGACCATCATCGGGACGGGGCAGAAGGTCGCCGGGATCAGGATCGTCGAGCCGAGGTGCCCCAGGTGCGGCGGCCCGATGTTCCGGATCACCTGCAAGTGCCCCTTCCGCCGGCGGGGTTGGGCTCTGTGCGCCAAGTGCCTGAACCCGGCCTGCGCCCACACGATGGGGCTGGTCAAGGTGTGCCGCGGCCAGCGGCACTCGAGGTATTACTAACATGCCGTACCCAAACAACCACGCCTGTGTGATAAACGCCTCCGTCAAGGTGAAGGGCTCGATGACCCGGGATCACGGCGGCAAGAAGTACACGGCGCGGGTCGGGGAGGGTGGGGACCGCTCCTACCTCTACCCGAAGGGCGCCTGGGACGAGGCGGCGGCCCGCGCCCACTGCAAGTCGCACGGCGGGACGTTCGAGCCGGCCAGCGCGAAGGTGGAGGAGACGGAACTGCCGGATCACCTGATTCCGGCGTTGAACCCTATGATTAAGCTCGGAGAGGAGTAAAACATGGCACCCATAATTAACCCTTCACTTGAGGGCCGCGCCCTGTTCGACGCCATCGAAAACCTGACTGGAGCCCAGCTGGGCCAGTACGCCGACGAGAGGCGGGCGGCGGCGGAGGCGATCGAGGACAACCCCGACAGCGTCGATGAGGAGCAAACATGATCTTAACTACCAACACCGTGAAGCCGGCGGCGAGGGACGACTCGCCCAGGAAGAAGTCCGTCCTGCTCGCTGACAGCCTGAAACCGTTCGCGTTCGGCACGTTCCCAACGAGAACGGACGCCCCGAAGCCCGGCCCGGCGCGTCGCATGTTCTCCTCGCAACTGCGGGACATCGAGGGGGCGAAGAAGCACGCGGCTGTTGTAGCCGAGAGGAAAGCGGCCCCAGTCCCCGTGAAGAAGAGTCCGGGCCGCAAACCCAAGACGCCCGTGGGAGTGAAGCGAGGCTAGGATGAGTCCTCTTCGATTTATCCGGGCTATCGCCAGTTATCCGGAGAAAAACAGATGAAAATAATGGCGAAACTCCAGTGCATGGCGGCCAACGAGATCGCCGCTATGGTCGGCCCGGAGCGGATACGGGAGATCAAAAAGGGGGACCCTCAGCCCCTGTTCAAGGCGTTCGTCGTGGGCCACGAGGGCGAGGCGAAGGGCAACCTCGTCGGCGTCGGCAACGTCATCAAGCGCTGGTATCAGAGCATGGTCAGGAAGCTCTTCGCCAAGGTCAACATCGGGCTGGAACTCTTCAACGGTCACGCCTCCGACACGAACGACCACGAGGGCCGGACGCCCATCGGACGGGTGGTCGCGAAGAAACTCATTGACGACTGGAGCGGGCTCAGCGTCGTCGCCGTCTGCTACATCTACCCGAACTTCCGACATCTTCCGCTGGACGTGGCCTCTATCGAGGCGGACGTGGCGATGGAGTACGAGCCGGGCGCCAACCTGTTCGTCACGGACGTGAACGACGTGACGGGGATCGCGCTGGCGAGCTCGAAGATGGAGACGCCGGGGTTCCCGGGCGCGACCCTGCTCGGCCAACTCCAGGCGTTCGTCGCGAAGAACAACATCAAGATAGGAATCGAGATCCCGGCCTTGCGGTTGGGGTATCCGATAGATCACGCAACTAAACCCGTGCCATTAAAAATGGCGAAGGAGAATCATGGCAGAAACCGTAACGATTGACCAGATCAAGGATCTGATCAAGGCGGAAAAACTTCAGCCATCCGATCTGTTCGGAGTGGACGCAATCACCAGCGACCCGGCGGTCAAGGGTTACGTCGAGAACGAGACCCGACGCGCAGTGGCGGGCGAGTACGCTCACCGGAAGCGCGGCGAAGAGGGCTTCGACAAGACCCGAGAGGATCTTGACAAGAAGGTGAAGACGGCGGAGGCGAAGGTTGCTCAACTAAAACTCGAGGGCGCAAAGGGCCAGGTCGGCGGTCTCTTCGAGAAGCAGAAGACGACGCGGAAACTCACCGAGCAGCAGGCCAAGTTCGTCCGGGCGCGTCTGACGCGGTTCGAGCCGCAGAAGGTCGAGGACGTCGAGAGGGAGTTCAACGCCTACCTCGACGCCGAGATCGACGAGTGCGGGCGTCTCGCCAAGGACGTGTTCGGGGTCGAGGACAAGATGGTTGACGGCAAGAAGCCCGGCGCGGAGCCGGACGAGACGAAGCCGGACGCCACGTCCAACAAGTACCTCGACCCGGCCAAGAACCCGATGATCAAGATCTGACCTAGGGGGTCGGCGGAAAAGCCGTGTAAGCGGAAACCGGATCAAAATCTAACGCACAGGAGGCAGTAATGCCGAATCTACTGAGGACCGCTACGCCGATGGGCGACTGGCGGTCGTTCAAGTTCATCAACACCTATGAGAGTCCCTCGATGCGCGGCGCGAAGGACGCTTGGGCCGCAGGCTTTTCCTGGCTCTACCAGATCCAGGACACGGTCGGCGCGCTCCTCGAGACCGCACTTTTCGGCGATGAGGGCGTCCTCATCTACCACGCCGAGAAGATCATCGTCCCCAAGAAGACCGGCTCGGGCGAGGTGTTCCTCCCCGGCGACCGCGTCTATT